GAAACATCAAGATTTGCAATATCCATATCATGCTCATGTTTCTTGCCACTTGAATCACGCCATGAAATTAGCTTTTCGTCTGCATCTGTAACTATCTCCATTCTTTCCTCTGGGTCTTCAATATGAAAAAACTCCTCTGGGATAGTCTCAGACTTCATGTTATAGGCATAATGACTGCCATCATTATTAGTGGTAGAAAGAATCTTTCCGTCTGCATCTGTCTCTACTGCCATATACTCAGGATTCTCCTGCAAAGAGATAACATCAAGAAGTTCTTTGAGATTGGTATCTATTGTACCCACCTTCTCCTGCAATGATGTAAGGTCTGATTGAAACTGAGAGATAATTTGTTTCAAGGCATTGACCGCATGGATTTCACCAATGATTTGTCCGTCTCTTCTAATACCAAGAAGAACATGATTATCTGCATCAAGCCAGACTGCGAAGAACTCTTCATTCTGCTCAACGTGATACATTTCGTTGAGTGGGAAATATGGTTTGCCAGTGTCTCTGTAGATACCAAAGAGAAGCCTATCCTCAGAATCTACTACAGCATGAAGAAACTCTTCATTCTCTATAACCTTGAAGCACTCCTTTACCTCATCATCAATGAGAGACTTGCCTTCTTCCTTATCAACCTTTGTGTCTTGAAGATTCTTAATATCCTCACCAAACTTAGTGTTGAGACTGTTGAGATTTGCAAGGATGCTTGTAAGAGTTTCAGTATTCTCAATATTGGCAAAGAAACTCTTCAATTCCTTTAAAGTGTCAATGGTACTTGTAGTATCATCATCCCCCAAGATAGCAGTAATCTTATCTGCCAAGAGATTAACCTGTGACTGCAATCTATCCTCTACTGCACTTGTCTTGCCAAATACTGGAGTACCGTCCCACTGAATACCAAAGAGAAGTTTATCTTCTGCATCTACCTTGGCAAAGATAAATTCCTCGTTCTGGATATAGCGGAAAGGGAGAGCAGATTGAGAGACTACCTTATCCTCTGAATCACCAAGTTCCTGAGCAATATTCTCCTTGTTGAACTTCTTATCAAGTTCAGTAACCATCTCAGATTTTTCTGCCTTTGTATCAATAGTAGCATCTTGTGCTTTATTCTTTGCAGCAAGTTCATCAATGGCTCCTTGGGCTGTGACTGCGGTCATACCACTAGTACTATTGTTATAAGAGACGGCATTGGCAGTAGAAGCTCCACCAGTTGCAGTAATGTCCTTGATGGCATTCTCTAGCTGATGGGTCTTATCACCTATCTGCTGCAAGTTCTCCTTGTCTCCATCAAGGAAAATCTGCTTGGCTGCTCCCATCTTGCCTTTCTTGGTTTTGACTTCAATTTCGTCTGTTAAATTTATACTCATATTACTATTATTAAACGTTTATGATATAACTAAATTCCATGTAGCTGTGGTGAGAGGATTGGCGGTTCTATATGCCTTGAAACTGCCTAGATTATTGGTGATAGTCTGAGGAGAAGCAAGGGTTACATCGAATCCTGCACTGGTTACACGGCTGATAGAGAGATAGCTAGGTACTACTAGCCAGATGTAATCATTATCCTTGGTTGATACTTTTGGATTGAATGATACTCCTGTAGCTGATACCTTGTTGAGCGTATTGAGGATTTCTGCGGTCATGGTGGCTACTGGGTTCTCTCCTGAGTAGCAGAGATAGCGAGTCTGCGATGTACTCTTACCAGTTCTGCCTTCCTTGGTTACTGCATACTTGAAGATTTCTCTTGCTCCTTCGATTGGGGTGGATAGGGTTCCACCAGATGATGGAGTGTCTGAGAGATTCTTAGGGGCATTATCGTTAATCTGCTTGCTGATGATTGACGTATCAGGCACTAGAGGCTTATTGTCGCTTGAAACAGAATAGCGAACCTCTGTCTGCATCGTACCTACATTCGGGGTGATGGTGAAGCCCAAGATGATTGGATATACCGTATCATTCAGCTTGGCTAGATTCTCGTCAACGTTCTGAATCATTTCTACAAGATTATCGGGAAGACCAGTGGCAGACTCGATGGCTTTGCGAAGCTCTGGGTCGAACTTGTCAATCTTCAATGTGCCACTTGCCAACTTATCGTTGGTTACTGAGCCATTTTCGATTTTATCTGTAGATACCGCATTCTTGGATAGCTTGGAATTGACTATGCTGCCATCCTTTACCAAAGTCTCATCCACCGCACCTTCTGCAATCTTATCCTTGGTGATAGACTTTCTTGCTACCTTATCCGTTGTTACAGACTCGTTGGCAAGGTGCTTTGATTCCAAGGATGCCTCACGAACTACTCTGCCATCTACTGACTGGTCGCCCAGCTTCTGGTTGGTGATGGCTTTTTCCTCTACTTTCTCCGTAGTTACGGCACGGTCGTTGAGCTTCTCGGTGATGATTGCCTTATTCTTGACCTTATCGTAGGTGACTGCCTCGGTGGAAAGTTTTGAGTTATCTACCGACTGGTCGGCTATCTTCTCCCTGGTTACATTCAGATCAGCAATCTTCGATGTAACAATGGCGGCATCAGCCATCTTCTCGGTGGTCACATTCTGGTTTGCTATCTTTGAAGTTGTAATAACTCCATCAGAAAGCTTGTCAGTATTGACTGCACCGTCTGCTAACTTCTCGGTCGTAACGTTGCCGTCACGAAGCTTGTCTTTCGTGACAGACTGGTCGTTGTAATCGTCCGTTTTCATCATCGGCACCATACCACCAATTTTTGTATCTTGTCTAAATGTAGGCATATTTAATTTCTTTTGGTTCTGATGAAGTGAATATCTGAATCTTTGCGGTCTCAGGAATGACCCTCAGGCGGATATGGAACTTATCCATGTTCTTGTGGGCACGGATGGGAACACGAGGCTTCTTGCCGTCGCCCTTGTCTTGCCGTATCACAAGCTTGCCCGGTCGTTTCAGCGTAATCATCAAGTAGATGTCACGATGCAGGGTAATCTCTGGCGATACCCATGCACGCTCTTCCTCATTATAATTCGTTGATACATACTCCATTTTGTACAGTTAATAATTTAAAGTTTATAATTAACAGATTCCCTTTCCTACTGCTTTGTGTTAACTCCTAGCTGCTGCAAGGCTATCGTGTACATGTGGGTAGCCTTGTTGTCGTTGTAGGCTGAGAGTAACAGGAAGGCGAGATAGTAGATGAAGGCATTCTTTAGCTTGTCGGTGATGGCTACATCGGTGGTTTCCGATGATACATCTACATTCTTTGGAACGCCCACGAAGGAAACTACGGCTTCTGTCGGCTTCGGCTGCAAGAGGATTCGGATAGGATTCTCTCGCATAATGGCAGCCTGCGGTCGGTCGGCGGTTCCCATTGCACTTTCATCAAACATCATGTAAGCCTCGTTGTCGGTATCTTCTACAGGTATCACTGCCTTGAACCATTCTTTACCACGGACACGAGAGATTGAGATTATCTCTGTATTCTCGTCCATCGTGATGATTCCGATGTTTTTTGTGGCATCGTAATCTTTTACGCTGATTTTTGAAGATGTGTCGCTGGTCTTCTTGGATTCTGCAAATACGGAAGAAGATGCAGCAGTGATAGCTATCCAATGCAGAGCATCGTTTATCTTCGACTTGATGATGTTGTCCATATACAAATCGTCCTTCTCATCGGTGATTTCCGATGTATTGTTGGATTCCTCGTCTATGCACCAACGTACCTGCTTGATGATGTCTTCTACCTTCATTTCACCTTATTATATTACTCTGGTTTGTAATTAGGGAATGCGAAGTTGTGCTTGGTTGCCCAATCCAATGCGCTACCCACGTTCTTGAACATTCGGGAGCCTTCACGGTTGTCTTCCTCGTTGACAAAGGCAAGGAGATCAGATGCAGTAACAACAGATTCTACCTCAATGACTGATTTCTTAGCCGGTGCTTCAGAAGTGCTTTTCTCCTGCTCGGCTGCCTTCTTCAACTTATCCTCCAAGGTCTCCTCCGAGTGAATAAGCGTAACAAGCCCATTCTCGAACAGGTCGCTGCTTTCGAGCAGAGTCTGGGCATACTCACCCTTCAAGATAAGCTCTGGCTTCTGCTTGGTGATTACGTTACCCCTCTCGAAGTTGTAACGGACGGTTACCCCATTCTTTCCCTGAAGAATGTGACTGACCGTGTTTCGGTTTGCATTATATCTATATGTCTTAATCATATCTCTAATTCTTTACAGTTTGAATAACAGGTGACCAGTGGGAACCAGTCACTTGTTATTCAGTTATTTACTTAGGCTGCAACAATCTGACCTGAGAAGATTTCCCATTTACCGCCCTTGTAAATGTAAACATTCTCCTTCTCGTACTTGGTTACACCAGACTGGTAATCGGCAGTCAACGCAACAATCATACCCTCACGTGGAGTCTCTGGCAGAGTGCTCAGCGAGATGATGTTGTTGATAACGCCAGATGCGCCGAGAGCAGAAATCTTATCCTCTGGACCAACGATGATGCTGTTGTAGCCACGGAGAGCAACGCAATCAGCCTCCCAGTGCATGTATCGCTTAGCCAGACGTGGGTCGTAAGCATCCTTTGACAAGTCGTTGGTGCGCTCCTTGCTCTTCTCCTTGACGTAATGACGAGCACCCTTGAAGTCGGCACCAATCATGCAGTCTTCCAAATCCATGTAGTCGAGTGTGCTATCCCAAGCAAAGTTGAGTGTACCATAACTACACTTGAAGCGGTTGAATGTAATATCGAACTCCTTGACGGTAGAGAACATCACATCACGACCCTTAGGAAGCTCAATCTTCATCAGTCGCTCGATGGCATTCTTACCACAGAAGAGATACATTTCATCAGACTCGGCGAAGTCGGTGAACATGAGCTTAGCGATGGCGATGAGGTCGGCGAAGGTATAGACCTCGCCAATGCCATAAGCGTTTGTCAACTGATTGATGATACCCTCAGCAGAGTAAGCGTACTCCTGCGCACCGTCCTTGGTCTCCATGAGGAACTTCAACTTGGTACCGTAGAGGTAACTGCGTTCCTGACGGAGCAAGAACTTGGTAAGCGCATCTTCCTTCATGTCGGCAACGGTATGAGGAGCCTTCTTCTTGATCTTCTCAAACTCCTCGGTGAAGATGATAGAGAATGCACGCTTCTGCAAGTAAACCTCCTCTGAACGAGGCTGATAGTTCTCTGGCGGAACGTTCATCTGACTCTCGGAGAGGATGGTGGAAGCACAGAGAATACGGCTATTGGCAGGAATGGCTGGGCAGCCCATGGTGTCAAGCGTTTCGCCAACTGTACCCTCAATCTCGGCAGGACCATTGAGTGCCTGCAAGGTAACTTCATCCTTTGTCTTGTCGATAACCAACAGATTCAAGCGACCGCTAACCTTGGTCTTGGAACCACGCTCATAGCCGGGAACAGAAGGAACGATAACGGTACTACCCTTGTAGAGAGGGAGCAGAGAACCTGAGAAATTTGCCTTGGTAAACTTGATAGTACCACCAGCCTCAACCGCATCAATCGCCTTGGTAATCTTGCCATCAAGGGTATCACCACCCACACGGGCGTGCTTCTTTTCATAGCTTACACAAGGAACACTCTTTGTAACCTTGCGGATAATCTGGAGCAATGGGGTACGGAAAGGACGATACTTCTCTACCTCGCTATCCCAATCCTCTTCGGCAAGTCCACCCTTGCGAATCTGGGTTGCAGAAGCCTGCGCGCCTGTCAAATCCTGACCTTCTACTTTACCGCCTGGAGCCAATCGGTCTGATTTCTCTGGGTCAACTGGCTCGGTTGCTGCATCAGCCTTGCTTGATGGCTCATGACCCTCGTCACCAATCTGGGTAGTTGGCTCTGCGGTATCAGCCATGGCAAGAACACCACTGCCTGTAACCACAGCAAGAAGCATCAGAATCATCTTGAAGATGAACTGACAGCTCGTAAAATTCTTAAAACAATCTTTCTTCATTTTATACATATATTTATTTGATTAGTATTAATATGTGAGACCTTCGAAGAAGCCACTCTTAGGAGCTGCTTCCTTCTTCTTTGCAGGTTTGTTGCCTGCACCCGAACTAGACAGTGAAGGAGGAATGCCCTCGCTTGCGGATGAGCGCACCTTATTCTGAATCTTCTCGTTTCTTGCCTGCATAGCAGCCTCATCACGAGCAGAAGAAATATCAGAGTCGTAGTTGTTGGCATTATGGAGCATCTTCCAAACATCATCGGGGATATCTCCGCTCTCCACCTGATCGTGAATCTCGTAAATCTGCTTCCACATATCCTCGGCATCATCGGGATAGAGTTTGTTCAATCGCTCGATAGACTTTCGCATGTTTGCTGTCACCTTCTCGGTAGCCTCATTCTGCTCAGTGACCGCCTCGTTGTGCTTGGTAAGAATCTCGCTCAGCTTCTTGCCGCCTTCTGGATCATCGAGCAAGGCACGAATGTCTATACCCAAGCGAGCCATGGCATCGAATGGGTTATCTTCCGGATTCTTCTCCATGTCCATAGCCAGAGCAGCCAGCCACTTGTGATTATCGAATACCTTAGACAACGCCTTTCCGCTTTCCTCGTATCTGCCCAGTGCATCTGCATCATCGCTGAGTGCCGCATATCGGGATTCCTTATCCTCGAAGTCGATGTCGGCATGACGCTTCTTGAATCGGTCAGAGAAAGCCTTGCGATTAGGGCGGTCCTCCACTGGTGGAGTTTCAGCCTCAGCAGATTCCATTGACGGTGACTGCTGTCCGCCGCCACCTTCTGCATTCATCTGTTCTAATTCTTCTTTTGTCATATTGTAACTTTTAAAAACTTTTCGGCAAAGATGCGAAAATAATGCAAAAATATTTCCGTGTTTCCATCGTGTTGTTGGAATGAATGGAAACACGGCAAAAAAAATGGGATTTAAGGGTATTTTTGCGCCTATATTATAATAATGTGTAAGAATATATGGCAAAAGCGAGAATATTAACACTTAGCAAGGTGATGCCCAACCATAGCAAGTATGACTCGGTGAAGGCTCGAAAGAGACGGCAGGAGCATAACAAGGATGGGGAATTGCTGACCCGATGCAGGAACGCATGGAACAACCTGAGTGGAGTGCGTGAGACGAGAGCGAGAACCATGCGCTATTGCACAGGCGACCAATGGAGCGATACCATCAGGGTGTATCATCATGGCTACTGGGAGGAGATGAGCGAGCGAACCTATATGGAGAAGCGCAACCAGACCCCAATGAGCAACAACATCATGGTGAGCATCTTGGAGTCTATCACTGGTCTCTATGCCAAGCAGGGTACGGAACCAGTTTGCTTTGCAAGAGATAATGATTCCCGACAACTGAGCGACATGATGAGTGCCACGATGCAATGCAACTGGCAGACTACCGGCATGCAGGATTTGCTGAACCACTTTATCAAGGACTATCTGCAAGGCGGACAGATGTATGCCAGAGAGAGTTGGGAAGACAGGGAACTGGAAATGCCCGATGCGTGGACGGATATGATGGAACCCGACCACATGTTTTTTGAGTGCGGAAGCGACCCAAGACACAACGACATCAGCTTGATAGGCTGTCTGCATGACGTGAGCAGGGAAGATTTGTACCAGAAGTTTGCCCGAAGGGAGTACGGACTGAGCGTTACCGACCTGAATGCGATATTCGGTATCAACGATGAAATGGACGATGGCGGTTATGGCTATGAGTTTAACGAGGAGAAGGATTTGAACAACCTGAGCTTTGATTTCTCCAACAAGGGCAAGCACTACCAGAGAGTGATTGAGGTGTGGACCACAGAGACCAAGCCACGATTGCAGTGCTTTGACCCTATAGCCCAAAACACCAATGATGCGTATTTCAGGGTTGACTTGGAAGATACAGCGATGATTGCCGACCTGAGAAAGAAGAACGAGAAGCGCAAGCAGCAGTATGACGAACTGGGCATACCGGAAGACGAGCGAGCCTACATTACATCGGAGGAAGTAGCCGATAAGTACTGGTACTACACCTTCATGGCACCAGACGGAACAATTCTGAGTCAGGGAGAATCACCCTACGATTTCAAGAGTCACCCATTTACCGTGAAGCTCTATCCGTACATCAACGGAGAGATTCATCCGTTTATGACGAACGTGATAGACCAGCAGAGGTACATCAACCGCCTGATTGTGATGAACGACATGAGCATCAGAAGCAGTTTCAAGGGATTCAAGATGATTCCGACTACGGTGTTGGGCGGCAAGAGTCCAAGGGAGTTCATGGAGGAAGCTATCGAATACGACGGATGGATTTTCTATACGCCTAAGCGCAGTATGCCGAACGTGAAACCAGAGGTTATTACATCGAATGCCGTGAATATCGGAACCAACGAACTCTTGCAGATAGAGCTGAATCTGATTCGGGAGGTTACCAACGTGAGCGGTGCCTTGCAGGGCAAGACTCCTTCGGCAGGAACTTCGGCGGCTAGATACGCACAGGAAAGCCAGAATGCCACCACATCTTTATATACCATCTTATCTGACATGGAGATATTCACGGAGAAGCTGGCTATGAAGAAGTGTTCCATCATTCAGCAGTATTACGAAGACGGCAGAAAGATATTCAACAAGGATGGTTTGACCAACTACAGTTACGACCGACTTTCGGCAAGAGACATTCACTTTAAGATCAGCATCAAGAATGCAGCGGCTACGGCGGCATACAACACCATTCAGAATGACGATTTGAAGGAGTTGCTCGAAATGGGTACCATCAACCTGATTCAGTATCTGCAGAACGTGAACAAACCATACGCCGATAAGTTGCTTGCCAGCGTTCAGCAGCAGCAGGAGCAGCTTGAACAGATGTATCAGCAGCAGCAGGCGATTGCCCAGCAGCAGGGAGGCGGAATGGTAGAGAACGGAATCGTGCAGGGAGCCGACCAGAATGCAGTGGCACAGGCGATGAGTTTGAACAATAATTACTATCAATCAGCATAAGGTATGGAAGAAACAAAGTTGATAACAATCAGTCTGGCATCCGTAGAAGGAGACGTGATGAAGCAGGTTTCGGCAATAGCCAAGAGACAGAAAGACAAGGCAGGAAACACGCTGTTTGCCAACACTACCCTGTCGAGCGCAGAGAAGGCGGTGATGAAACAATATATTGTTGCGGCGGCGCACAGCTTTGCAGGCGAGGTAGCCCCCATCGTGAAGACATACATTGATGATTCATTGCCGGTATCAGTTACCTTTAACGTAACCCGGCTGAACGATGGACACAGAAAAGCCTTTGAGAGTTGCTTCAGGGGATATGTGAACGCCTATACCATCTACATGATACTGGTATTGAGCGGAACGGAACAGGCTAAGGTGTATGCCGATGATATGAGAATGCACATGAATGCAGCCATTAAACTGGCATTCGACAAAACGCCTCCTTCCCACTCGCCGAAGACATTGAAGGATATGACAGGCTCGATAGAGGGCGAGCCGCAGTTAGAAACCATTAAACAAGAATAGACTATGATTATAAAATTCCAGATTATCAAATCGGTAGTGATTGAGGCAGTAAAGGCAACAACCTACCTGAAGGCAAAGGTGGATAGCGCAGCCGATGAGAAGGCGGTGAAGATAGGCTTCAACGAGGCGGCAGGCGATGATGAGGTCCACGAAAGTACGCTGACCCACGATTTCCAGACCGCACTGGAGATAGTGAAGACCCTGCTTGCCGAGTATCTTGTGCCAACCACACAGAGCGTGGGCGACAACATCATCTATTACAACGACAAGGAAGATGATATTGTGGAGTTCGTGCTGAATGCCTCTCGCAGATGCAGCGGAACCCTGACCGACACGCTCGCAAGACTGGTGGCAAAGTATGTGGAAGACTACATGACCTACCAGTGGTGGACGAAGACCACCAACTTGAAGCAGGCGGAAATCTACCAGACTTCCCTTGTGCTAGACGAGCAGAGTATCAGAAGATGTTTCGTATTGCGTGGTCCTTCCATTCCAACCATCCCTTATACCCAGCATCTGACCGCAAAGGTAGATGGCAGCGAGGAAAACGGAGCCATCACCATTGCACTGGAGGATAAGGAGGAGACCCTTTCTTACTCCATCGACAACGGAGCCATTGATGATATTGAGGCACGGAGCGACGACCCAAGCATCTTGGAGATTCTGAGAACGCCAGAGCCTTATACCTTCTCGCTGAACCCGGTGAACACTGGTGTGGCTATTGTCACCCTGTTCTCACGGCATAGCGATGATTTGAAGGTAGAGGTGGTAGTAACCGTAGCAAAGGAGGTGTAAGATGGAGTTCAACGCATTACACCCTACGTATATTCTCCGTGAGAGAGGATGGAAGCCAGAGCCAAATCCTTTCCTGCCCCGTCCGCCACGACCTGCCACCTACTATGAGGATAAGCACATCTTCATTTATGCCAACCAGCTCTGGTACGACATTGATGCAACGACCAATATGCTTGGCAGGGCAAGACGTGGAAACCAGACCAACCAAGAAGAAATCATCCCGACCAGCGAGAACGATCAGGAGCGACCGCTGTTCTATAGATGGTTCGACAAGTATCTGAAAAAGGTGGAAGGAACCCTATCTGCCTACGTGATGAAACCAAGGGGCGTGGTAAGAGACAACGCCTTGAAGGAATGGGAAGAGAAGGAAATATGGCTGAGGATGCCCGACAGTTGGGATGATGCCCGATATGAAGGACTAGTGCAGGCTATTCACAACTACATTTCCACCGGCGCACTCTATGAGTACTTTATGCTTACCTTGACGAGCAAGGACCCACTGACCGTGGACAAGGCTCAGCAGCTGGAGGACGAGGAGCTGGAGATTATTGATGCGGCGAACGCAACCAAGCCTGGGAGCCTGGTTCATTCGCCCAAACCATTTGGATAAGGAGGCTGAATTATGGGAGAATTTGACAACATCAAGACCGTAGCGGAAATCAAGCACGACAAGCGTGAGAAGGCGAAGAAGATTCTGCCAGTGAGCAAGAGCGCACAGAAAGAATACATTCGTGACTTCCTTGCAAGGAATCAGGAGAAGTTTGAGGAGTGCATGAACCAGTTGGCGGAATACGATCCAAAAACATACGTTACCATCTATGCCCAGCTTACCAAGCACATGATACCTAAGCAGAGCGAGATGAGCGTGACCCACGGACTTGACGAAGACTTCAAGCAGTTGGCAGCCATGGGAAGAACCAAGACAGACAACAACGCCTTGGACGTTACCACGATGCCACAGATTATGGATGCGGATTTTGAGGAGATTAAAGAGTTAGGCGATGGCACAAGTTAGAGAAATAGATATAGATGAACTCGTAGCCGAGAACAGGCGGCGATATGATGATATTTATGGACCATACGACCCATGGACAGGCGAAAACTGCTATGATTTCGAGCATAGGGAGTTGCTTGAACTGCCCGACTTCATGATTCCGAAGATGTGGGTTCCCAAGGAATGTATGCGTACCTTATTATATAGGGGACTGAAACAGCTAGGCAGCCTGAAGGAGTACATTATACGTGTATGGAGGAAGGAGTATAACGAGAAGAGCTACTACACCAAGCAGCTGATTATGGTGCTTACCTTTGAGATTATGAAGGTGAGATTTACCGAAGACCCAGAGTTCGCCCTTTATGCTGCCGACAAGATTGAGGATAAGGTGACGGGTGACATGATTCCATTCAAGCTGAACTATCCGCAGCGATTGCTTCTGAGGATATTCGAGGATTTGCGAACCAACAAGAAGGCTATACGTGTTGTTATCTTGAAAGCCCGCCAGTGGGGAGGTTCTACCCTGACCCAGCTTTACATCAAATGGCTACAGGATTTCCGAAGGGATGGCTGGAATGCCATTGTACTTGCGCAGCAGAAGAACACGGCAAAGAAAATCAAGGCGATGTACCGAAAAGCCTTGGAACATCAGCCGGGCTGGACCATCGGATGCCCCGGTGCCAAATTGCAATTCTCGCCTTACGAGAACTCGCCCGATGATTTTCAGGTTACTGACGGCATGAGGGCTATCAGAAGAAGTACACTGACCGTGGCGTCTTTCGAGAACTTCGATTCCGTGCGTGGTAGCAACTTCCACTGTGCCCACTATTCTGAGGTGGCATACTGGAAGAAGACTCCAGAGCATGATCCAGAGGGTGTGATTTCGTCTATTTCGGGTGGTATCAGAAATCAGGAGGACAACTTGGAGGTGTTTGAGAGTACCGGTAAGGGTAATTCGGGATTCTTCTATGACAAGTGCCAGTTGGCAATGGACCCGAAGAACAACGATGCTTACGCCTTCCTCTTTATTCCTTGTTTCTTTATTGAGCATGATATGGAGGAGGTGAAGAATGAGCGTGCCTTTGCCCGATGGCTATTGGAGAACAGAGACAAGAGCACCAATCCGAAGGGCTACCGAGAGACTGGCAAGTTCTTTTGGCGCATGTGGGAGAAGGGAGCCTGCTTTCAGGCTATCGAGTGGTACAGAAACTTCAGAAACAAGTTTACCACGCATTCCTTCTGTGCTACCGAGGCACCAGTGGATGAGGAGGATGCTTTCAGAAACTCTGGTAATCTGGTGTTCAATCCGTATAGCATTGATGATTTGCAGAAGAAATACAAGTGCGACCCACTCTATACGGCTGACATCATCATTGACGGAAACAAGAACGAGGGGACCATCAGCAAATCGAAGATTAGCATCAGAACAGATGGCGATGGTGATTTGAAAATTTGGGCGGTTCCGAATGTTCTGCAGGTTGAGAACAGATACTTGGTGAGTGTGGATATTGGTGGTAAGAGTACTACATCTGACTATACTGTCATGACCGTGATAGACAGATTCGGCATGATTCCTACCATCAAGGGCAAACCGAGAGTGGTGGCAAGATGGCGTGGACATGTGCGCCACGATAAACTGGCATGGATGGCAGCGGCATTGGCGCATTACTATGATGATGCCCTGCTGGTGATAGAGAGCAACACCGCCGACCGAGAGAAGAACAACAACACGGAAGGCGACCACTTTGGAAGTATCTTGAATGAGATTGCTGATTACTATGATAACCTGTATCAGCACACCACAAGTCCGGAAGACGTGAGCGATGATGTGCTTGCCAAATACGGATTCCAGACCAACAAGCTGACCAAGGGTTGGGTGATTGACAATCTGGAACAGTTTGTGGATGATATGCTCTGGGATGAGCCAGACAAGGAGATGTATCATGAGCTGAGAATCTACGAGCGTCATGATGATGGCAGTCTTGGTAATATCGTGGGTAACGGAAACCATGATGATGTGCTGATGAGTACGGCGATTGGTCTTTGGGTGAGTGCCAACGACATGGAGAAGCCTAAGTGGAAACAGAAGGAAAGAAGAGATAGCGGAGGCGACGGTGTGCATTCCGTGGCTAAGATATAAAGCAATCCCCACCCAGTTTCACAACCGAGTGGGGATTTTTAAATCAACATAAATCTAACTAACTAAAACCTACTACAACTAACAATAAACAGAAAAAACTTATATCAGCTTATCAATATATTTATCCAAATCTTTTTCGTACCAAACCAGTTCAGTACTACCCTTTCGCTTCTTTCCTTTCGGGAGTTTGCCAGCCTTCACCAGTCTATCAAATGTAGCCCTTGATACCTGTACATACTCGCTTGCAGCCGTTTTATTGATAGGCTCATCCTTGTTGGCGATTTGGTGAAGGAACTTCAACATCATCGAGTTCTGCTGCTTGTTTGTAAGGCACCGCCCCGATTGAATGCGCTCATGAAACTCCATCAATAGAGAGTCAATCATCTGTAGTTCTTCGCTAATCTTTCCCATACGCTAGCATTTTTTATTGTGGTACCAAAGGGTGAAGCCGATTCCGCAGACCACCACCATGAAGAGAAAGGCGATGTAGCATCTTCCCAGTGTCATAAGCCGCTGCTCGCCTTTCGTAAGCGTCCGCTCGCATGGCACAGGAACCTCAATAGAATCATGCTTGAAGATGGTATCAAGCTTTACCTTATATATGTTTCTGTATCGGTCACGATAGGCAATCTTGCTTATCACCACCGTATCGCCCTTCTGGAAAACATATACGGAATCCTTCACATATACGCTATCCGTCTTGGCTACGGTATCTTTCCGAACCACATACTCCGTATGGTATTCGGGAACCTTGATGTACTCCTTGGTCTTGCAACCGCCCAAAAGAAGAACAATCAGAAAACCGACGATGATCGTCAGAATCGTGCTTATCCAAGCCTCTTTGTTATACCATTTCATAATAATACCTTTTTACATATTCCAAACCAGTTCTTTCTATCATCAATGCCGTTCAAGCCGCCATTGACTTTCTTGGTGATTTTTACAATATCATCCTTATCGGCGAGTTCATTCAGCCCATGGGCAAACCACCACCACATGCCGCTTTTCACGGAACCATTCTGCCCTTCCAGCAGTTCTGGATTGCTCATGATGTCGCCCTTGCAATACTCTGAGTTTTGGTAGCTCTGGTAGTTGGCTCTACCGGTAAGCATAAGAAAGCCGCGACCCCGATATTTCCAGCCATCACCCTTCTTTGTGTTTCCAAGCATCTTTGCCAATCTGCCCTTGTCGTATTTGGAGAAATAACTTATCTTTCCCTGCTCCTTCATGAACTTGAAGCCAGCGGTCTCGTGAAGCACCTGAGCTAGGAAGTGGCACATTCTTAAAGGCGTATTAATCTCGAAAGTATCAGCCCAGGCATTGATGTAGTGCAGGTATCTATCTACCCTTCCTGCATCTGGCAGAATCTCCAGCATCTGTTTTCTTGTTACCTTCATGCCTTGCCCTCCTTCTCTTTTTCCTGTTCTTTCATAATCTCAGCAAAAGCCCTAGCCAAATCTTCCTTGTTCTCCAGCAGAATACTTACCGTCTTCTCCTGCTTTCGGATTTCAGCCTTCTGCCAGCTCTTTTCTCTGATGCTAACGAACTCGCAGAACACACAATACCCTGCCCAAATCATCGAGAAAACAGGGAATGGAAGTATGATGCATGCAATCAGGTCTATGCACACCGCAGCCATGAAAGGAGAGAAGTACTTTCTTGCCTTATCGCATGTTTTCTTGAATCCGGTGCTTGTGGTAGCCTCACCGTTCTCCTTTGCTTTTTTGATTCCGAAGAACAGGTCCACGCCCATAGAAACAATAAGAGCACCCATACAGATGGCAATTATCAACGCCGTCATGTATAGGTGCTCATGTAAAAATGTATGAATAATTTCCGTCATATACCATTAATATTGATTAATGGCTACAAAGATAGGGGCTTTTTCAAAACGTTCTTCCGTGTTTCCATTCAACCGTTCATATACCACCAAATTTTATCGGTAGGATGGTTCGTTGACTCGTCGCAGAGGAAGCTAACCGCCAGTTCTGATACCCTTTTCTTCAATGTTTCCTTGCTTCGGGACCACTTGCCGAGCAAATCAATGTTCTCGGCGTACATCTTGTTCATGGTCACGGCAAAGTCCCACATCGTGTAGTCGGGAATCATCAATGCCTGCCTCTTGTACTCTTCCTTCATTTCCTCGTAATTGAAGAAAGGCGCATACTCCTTGGTAACATCATCCTTGAAGTAGTAGATGTTGGCGATGCAAGCCCTGCCCAACTTCTCATCGAAGTGGTGTCTTCTCTCCATCCAGTAGATGATGTTTCTCTGAACAATCTGCTCCTCTTCTTCCGAGAAGCTGCACTCATCGTTTCGCAGCATGCGGTAAGCAACATCTGCCACGTGTAAAAGCGATTTTGATAAATCCATAGGCATATAATATTAATGTAAAAATGATAAATACATGGTGCGTCTCCAGTTGATCTGGAGTGATGAGCCAGTGCTGATAATACAGCCTGATGGCATTGACGCCAATGAAATAGAAGAATGGGATGCGGAAAATCCAGCAGTACTTAAAGAAGAAACTCACAGGAATCATGCAGAGAGGCATATAAATATATGCCAAAAAGTAAATCCAGATGATACAGCCTCCGTTGTTGGCTGTATCAAGTATTGCAGGTCTAGGGTAATGCCCATAGTCCCATACGCCGTACCAGTGACCTAGCATCAATGGTATGGGTGCCCACTTTGAAAGTAGTTCATAGAACTTCCAAATCTTGCGGCTTACCAAGCCGTTTAAAACCATTTTTCGCTCCTCATCTGAGAGAGCATCGTCTTCTTTCTGTTTCATACAAATAAAAGTTTATGTTAAATGACTGAATTTAGTTGCTGTTTCTTAGAAATAGTATGCTAAATCTTATAAATCGGTGCAAAGTTAAGAAAAATCTCGCACAAAACAATGAAAAATGTGCAAAATCTTAAAATATATTATTAATTTGGACATTTTCTAGATAAGTAGTATCTTTGCACCTGTATTTCAACAACATAAATGAGGTGTGCGTATGACAAAGACAGACTTTAGCTTAACGGCAAGGCAGAGGGAAGACATCATGAAAGCCTACTGTGATGTGGCGAATACATGCCACTCGCAGAAGGAGGCATATATGAAGGTGGCTGCCCATCCTGCCCCAAGGTACTACGTCAGCCCCAAGCAGGCGTTTGAGCGGCTGAGAAGGATGGTGGTAGGTGATTTCACCGTGGTGGATGCCATGACGGAACCGAGAAGACGAATGTACTATTCACTTTTCGACAGGCTCCAGAAGGTATCTCAACGCAAGGAGTTCATCGGGGAGTCTCTGCATTCCATCTGCCAGTTTCTGGTAGGGGAACCTGCTCCAGAGTTCTTCCTTTCGCCTGAATCGGTGCAGTATATCTTCAATAAATGCAAGCGTTATGGTAAGGATTTCAGAGATAACAAGTAAGCCAGACTTTGGATTGAAGGCTGCAATCTCCATCCTCTGCATCGTTCTGTTGCCATGGCACGTTGGTTTCAGTCAGGCACTTCCTTTGGAGAATCACATCATCTACAGTTTCTTTCATGTCAACGTGTTTCATCTTGCCGTGAACCTGCTGGTTCTTTGGCAGATCAAGAACAGACTCACACCAGTGAAGGCTTTCATGGTAGCCGTGGCTGCCAGCATGCTGCCTATGTACGTCAGCGAGCCGACGATGGGCTTGTCTGGTTTTCTCTTCGCCCAGTTTGGAATCCTTTGGGGACGGACGGGGCGATGGAAGGAGGCGATCAAAAAAGCGATGCCGTTCATACTATTCACCATGCTGCTGAACAACGTGAACGGATTGCTTCATCTATACGCATTTTCCATTGGCTATATAATTGAATTTCTTTCAATGAAGGCGGCGGCTCGTAGAGAGTAGCCGCCTTCTGCTTATAGGAAATCCAACTCATCAAATATACTTGTATATAGGCTTGCCTGAATATACTGCCTTTACCGTATGGATTTTCGAGTTTTTGCTATCTGTTATATAAGCTTCAATATGAGCCTGCTGGTTTTGTTCTTGAAACTCGATATATGACAATTCTTCTCCAATGGAAGAGCCATATACATCATAGCCATCATCTGTTTTAAAATGAGTACCATCCCAATCATACCCCCAAATATGTGTGGCTAAGTATCTTCTGCTTTCTACCTTCTTATATAATGTTACATGCACACCGGAACTATTTGATAAGTCGTTATGACCGGCTTTCAATTTACAATTTTCAATCTCTAAACTATACATATTTGAATATACAGATACTCCTAGACAAACACCCTGCTCGTTCTTATAGATTCTTATACTATCAATATCATAAGCTCTTCCGTCATAAGACATCTGATTGATGAGATTAGCAGTGCTTACATCTTCATCGTTGCTACCACATGCACATAGTGACATAATAGCCACCATAATAAATAATAATTTCTTCATAAATAAAATTGTTAAAGCGTTATTTTTGGTGCAAAAGTAGGGAAAATATCAATAGGTTGTATCACCAAAGAACATTTTTCTGCATAGTTTAGACAGAAACAAAATAAGGTGGAATGCTATACGCACCCACCTTATTATATTATAAAGCCCCGAATTTATCAAAATTCCATATTATGCATGAGTGATCTTCTGTTTTGGACTCTTACCAAGGAACCAGTGAAGGCATCGGATGCCTTGAAGTCTGACAAGTTGTACTTGAACGTAAAATAAGCCCACGGCTTACCGCCTAGACTCACCAGCTTGCACCAGTTCACAGCATTGTTGCTAGCCCATATCTCTAGACTAAGCTTGCCATCTGCTGACTTTTTGAGGTGACGAATCTGTCTGAGGCTCTTCAATATCATCGAACCAGTGAACTTCAATGGTCTTGTGATGAGATAGCCGCTGTAGAGATTCTCATCATCAATGGCAGCAGGCTTATCTGTGAGAGAATAGACGTTGCCTTCTGTGTCTTGAATCAAGCTATCCGGGTAATCGCTCACAATAGTCTGTGCCTCAATTCCGCTATTGTCCATTGCAAAGGTCTGATCAACAGTGTTGTATATGTACTGGTATGACTTTCCCTTTGCATAGATTCGAAGCAACGAATCATTATAGTCATAGGCAATCATGCAATCTCGTAAGAACCTGCTTAATGCCCCATCATCAAGGGTTCTCAACTCGCTTGGCTGATAGCCGCTCATTTTATTGCTCATAAAAGCAACACTGCCTCCCGATGTTGCCATCAATCCCTTCATGCCTGTGAAGAACACCATATTTCCCGTAGGAACAAATGGAGAGTTCTTGTTGCAAACCTCTCTGGAGATAGGATAAGAATTAGAGTACAATCCTTCAGCATTGACACTCATACCATAAATACCTTCACTTGTGAAAACAAGCAGTGGGTATTGACCGAACTGTCCTGTGCTTACGGCTTCGGTATTTGAAACGATGCCATAAATCTCACCTGTGCCCACGGTGTTATCGCCCGATGCCTCAAATACAAATGGGTTATTGACGTTTGAGGTGTATATCTGAGAGTTCAAATCCTCATAGTCGCTTGCGCTTTCAACCAGTTTTACAAATTCTTCATCTGATATATCCTTAAATACGGCATCGCCTTCTTTGGAAGGAAGATTCGTAAATGAATATGAGCCATTAAGCATAGGATGCTCCATTAGCTGGATTCTCAGATACTTTCCTCTCTTAAACAAGATTATTTCACGTGCATTTGTGTCTGGATAGAATATCCATCCTCGAAGGAACGAATCATTCATTGTGGCTCCACAAGATACCCATTTGTCGCAAGTATCAGTAACAATGTGGGTATAAATCATATAAGCCTCATCTTTGTTCGTATCCACTTCTCTTCCGACAAAGTAGCTGAAGCCTTCAAATGGATAACGCTTAGCACCTACCAAATTCAATCTCTTGTTGTACGTAAACAACTTATCTGCTGACATTCTTGCCCACCCGTAGTAATCGTCAACACCAAGTTGAGACTGTGTTGTTAAATTGCTAACAATGTTACCTTTGATGAGGCTGCGCTTTTCCCCGAAGCGTCTAGTTACCGTACAATGATACTCGCCATCTACTTCATCGTCACCAATGCCTACAGAAAACAATTTGTAGAACTGACTTTTATGTACAAGTTCATCCTTGATTTCTATATCTGACTTATATGTCGGCTGTATTTCGTCATGAACTTGGATTGTTTTCCCATTAAAACCTTTCTGGTCGTAATTGAAAACGCTCTCAGAATATCCCTTGAAACCGAAATTTGCAAAAGGAGTCATATAAGTTGTGTTTGGACTTACAAACTTCCAATCTCCATTAAGGTTGAATGGAGTTACCTGATCAGAAGCGAACACAACAACATCCTTCACAATGTCGCTCCAATCAGAACTAATCGGCTTGAATCTGAAAAGAAGCTCACTATATTCTATGAAATAGAACAAGCTACTTGTACCTTTTACCTGATTCAAATCCTGGAACGTATGAGTCTTGCTGTTGTAATCTGCAGAACCGAATCGGCAATTTCTGTTGATGGTTGGATAGCAAATAATTGGATTCGTAATCTTTGCATACGAGCCATCAAACAATCTGAACGCACATCTTATAAAGAAAGGGAATGCGAACATATTCTTTTCCTTCACCCAGTTGATTGCCTGCGCAACGTGCCCCTGCACCGTGTTCTGGAAACTTATCTCATGAGAACCATCAGAAGCACTTTTTATCGTAAAGCTGGTGTATGGTCCCTGCGAATAATCGCCAGTAGGTCTGTCACCTCCTGCCTTGATAAACTTTCCGTTAATATCATAATAGGTATCATCGGAAACACGATAATTATAATCATTTGATATATCCATGAGTGTTCTTGTTCTTTCATCCTGCTGGTAATCACCAGTAGGCTTACTGAACGTGAAGTTGCACACCAAATCCGGAAGAGAATATCCTAGCACCTTATAGGATTTGCCTTTGAACAAATAATAGCACAAGCCTTTATCTGTTGCACAAACCAATGTGTTCGCATTACTCTTGATGTCATGAAGCTTGGCTCCGAGTTCAACGGTCTGAACCAATCTCTCTGCTACGTTACCGCTCTTGAAGCCTATGTATAGCTTCAAGGTGTAGTTTCCGTTCTGCTCATCCTCGATGTAGGTTACGAGGTTTCTGTAATCTGCCTGCTTGTGGCAATACACGAGCTTTCCCTCTACAGGAGTGTCGCCAGTGATGCAGACTGGCTTCTGGATAGGTACCATTTCGCCGTTGCGATAAACGAATCCTACTGATTCCATCAACTCTCCGTCTTCTGAAATCATGTCACTTGGTATGTTCGTCATACCCTTGCTGAAACTCAAAGTTGTTGTTTCACAATTTAATTCCATGTTTAATTAATTATTTGTTTGTACTGCCCCACCCGGTTGTGAACTGGATGGGGATTGTAGTTACTCACCAAGAACATCTTTGATTTTCTTTTCGATGTACTCATCAGATGTAAGTTTCTTTATAAGAGAATCAATGTCTGGTAATTCTGCATCGACTTCATCTTCCTTCACTTTTGAGGCAATGAAGCCATTCAGTGCTTTCCCCCATTCGCTATTGGCTACGTCTGCCAATGAATCCTTTTGGATTTCATAGGCTTTCTTCAACTCTCCGTTATCACGGAAATATCTGAGCACTTCCGTCAATGCTGCAATAAAGTTCTTGTCTAGCATCGGGTTGCTCTTTGCCTCTTCTAGTCTCAACAGCAGGAAGAGTAATGATGAATGTAAATCTGTTTTATACATAACTATAATTGCTCTAATTTATTAATTATCTTTGTAAAGCGGTGCATGTAATCTAAGTTTCTTTGCTCTCCATGCAAACACACCATTCTGTTATATAACCAAAATAGATGCTTTGCATCCTCGTGGAACTCTTTAATATCTTGTTCATCTAATACTATTTGCTTCTTCATACGCTATAATTATTTAAGTTCTACTGGCTCATCCTCCGAAGTAAGTTCTCTTCCGATGAGTTTCTTAATACTGCCCTTTGGAAGATGAAATATAGAGTAACCAATCCAATAGTCTCCAACTCTAAATGGTTCTGTTCGTGAGATTAATTCCTCACCGATTTTATCAACTGCCACCCATGCCATAACTATTCCTCAACTTTTATACCGAATGGAAAGCCATCGACAAAGGTCAGTTTTTGATAAGCATACACATAATCCATGTGTTCACGATTTCCATTGATTAAGCAAACAGAAGTTGAAGAAACTACGTATATATTATATCGCACATCATTCAACTTCGCCCACCCAAATGGCTGGTGCTTTTGCATTTCATTCCAGCACTCTTCTGCGTCCTTAAAAGGGCGGTACTTTTGTTCTGGCTTGATGCGGTAACTATCAGTTTCTTTAACCAATGTGCCAAGGCAAAAGCCATCATCGTCACCATCAATATCTCTCCATACGCCAGTATCTTTATACTGGATAGTCTTGCCTTCTTTAATTGCCTCTAAAATTGGAAACAATCTCTGAATTTCTCTTTTATAAATAATCGCCATAATCAATCCTCCAACTCTTTAAGTGCATCCTGCAAATTGACAATCGCTTTTTCAAGTTCTTTCATGTCTTTTCTATTTTATATCCCATAAGGGATGATTAATTACTAAGCTAAAACTGGTGTAGCATAATTTATATGCCCTGCATGAATTAACATTAGAAGATGTAAGTGTGCTTCCGCTGCACCTTCTGAATAAAACTTTTGTTCTGTAATATGTGGTACACCGTCCACATAATATTTAATTCTAACTGGTCTCATACTTATGTTAAAGTTACAATATTATTTTCTAATTTAATTCCTTTCACATCTTGTAATTGAATTTGCTCACCATTACAAGATGTTGGGAAGACAACAGAAATATCTCCCATTGCTAACAATATTCTTCCTAGTTCTTTTGCTTTCATATTACTTCTATTTATGCCCGAAGGCGTTAAACATTAAGTTGCGCTCTTATCAGCTTTACTCTTAAAGTTTCTTTTATCTCTTTGGCTTCACTCCAAGGTGTATATGTTCGAGCGTAAAGGTTATAATTTCTCTCATCCATACAATGTAAGCCTGTTATGAGTAATTCCAACTCTTCGTCGGATAATACAACATTTTTATCCATACGCTTTATTTTTCAAGTTTCTTAATCAATGCCTTAATTTCATTGTAAGCCAACACATCGGAATCTTTATATAGGGTTCCTATGTTCTTCAAATCCATGATTATCTCATGGTTGGTAGGCACACCATGTTTCTTTCTTACCCATTCGATGAATTCGGGAATTACAACATTGCCGCTTTCCAAAAATTTACTTTCTCTGCCATTGTATGACAGAAGATAGTAGTTCTTGCTCGTCAAGAACCACCACAAAGCGATTAACTTGTTCTTGATATTTAATAATTTCTCTTTCATACGCTTTACTTTTTAATTACTATCTAGTTCTGACATAAAAGTTACTATAAAACCACAAATAGTAAGGAATGCAAACATGCCAATAATATCTGTCTTAAACAGAAAGTAGCTGTACACTTCTAACACTCCTATCAATAAATAAGTAATACTTACAAGAAGTAGCTTAAATACTTTCATATTATTATTCAATTAAAAAGCAATTCTAAAATCCTTACCTTTCAACGTAGGTCTCTTTTTGAGAATGAACTTTGTTAAATCTTCAGCATCAATCGGGAAGAGTGGGCAGTACTTATACTTTAATGTACAGACGAATCTCCCGTTGAGCATTACATCAAATACAAAAGTCTTCATTGATCACCTCCTTCTCCCAAAGCCCTTTCTGCAGCTTCTGAATCTCATACACGAAGCGGTTGATGTTGATGCCGCAATCTATCACTTCCTGGTGATGCTTGATAGCGTCCTCAATCAGATGGGTGCAGCCTTCGGTGAAGCCGCATACTCTTTCGCCATCAATGGTGTAGAGATAGTTGTTGGTGTTGTAGTAGGCACACTGGCAAAGGTTGATGCCCTTGTTGGCTAGTATGCCTCTTGCGTATTCGTTGTTCATGCGAAGCACTATCATCTTGCCTTGGGATGCGTAATACTTGCGATACTTGATGCGGTCATAGACTATTACTGCTATAGCCGCTATCCATAAGATCGACAACACGATGATTGTGTCTGTTTGAATTACATTCATATCTTCTTGTTTTTTTTGTTTAACCATTCTATTGTTGTTTGCGTAGGTCCTTGCGATAGAACTTCTTTTCTGCCATCTTTCTCTCTTCTTCATCCTTGTAGAGCACCTGATTGACATCATGCTTGCTTATATCTACGGTATGAATGCGATGAGTGGCAGGATCAAGATTGTTCTTCTCGCAATAAATCTTCCAAGCTTCTACGCCATGTGGGTTCTTGGCTTCTTCAGTTGCCTTCCTTGCCTCTTCCTGCTTCTTGCGCTCGTCCTCTATCCTGCCACGTTCTTTCAGCAGGTTTTTCTCGTATGCGCTGAATGCTCTCATCAGTTCCTGCGGATTGATGGTAGTATTGTTTTCTCCATGCTTATGCTGATATAGCTTGCCATACTTTCCATCTATGAAAGAGATAAATGCGTAGTCGAGTTCGGCGGTGGTCCAATAGAAGTATTTGGCACAGATTCTTGTGGCGAGCATCTGAATCTGATACTCGGTAACGATGTCGAAGACTCCGAGGAAGGTGAAGAGTTCTATCAACCTGCCCTTGACCCATCCGACTAGTGAGCGTAGCCCACCCTGCTTCTGAATGGTGAGCAAGGTGGCGTTGCTCTTGCAGATGGCTTCCGAGAAGGAGGCTGGGCGGACGTAGCCGGGCTTATCCCTGATAATCGGAACCAAGGATTCTTGCTGCCTTTGCGGTGAGGTCGATAGCTCGTTGTTGCTCATAACTCTGTACTGGATAAATTTCATCTTCCCATCTTGCCCCATTAAGGTAAGTAAGGGGGTGCATTCTGAATTGCTTCTTGGTACCAGTGGGTACCGAACCTGGAATCATGGTGTTCTCTACATAGGCAGGAACCGCCTTCATGCAGGCTACCTTCTCTGAAAACTTTAGCTTATTCCACTTCTCTTCGGCTTTTTTGCGCCCCTTCTTGTAGGAATAGGCATCCCAAAAGTCTTGGAAGGTCGGAGTAATGACACTTGCTAACGGTGGTAACGTTTCATTCAAATCCACTGTCTCAAACTCGTCCACTTTCGGGAACATCGTATGCTCCTTGTAGTACTTGCCAGATACCATGAATCTTGCGCCATTCACGAACGCATCACGCATGGCTTCGTTGTCGGGGGCATATTTGTTAGCCTCGGCAATGACTTCCTTTAATGTTTTCATAAGCTTTTCTGTTTTAAGTTGTTGTTACACCCACCCCTTGTTGGAGTCAATGTCTCGCTGACAATACTTCATTGCCAGTTCATCATTCTGGTCGGGAAGCATGATGTCTATGCTTAGTGCATAGTCGATGATGTTTCTGATTACGGATGATGCTTCTGCGGTATTGAGCAAGCCCAGTGATTTGAACTTGGGATAGCCGTGCTTGTCGTATTCACCAGTCATGAAGATGTGGGGAGCTACGTTCTTCTGAATCTCGCTAAGGGTCTGGTAGAACGTCTGCCCTATCTTGCCGGATAGATACGTGATGATTAAGTTGAGATAGGCTTTCTGCTGGTTTGTGGCGATGGGATGGAACTTCTTAATCTCCAAGCTATAGCCTGCTTCCTTTGCCGTTTCTATCTCCTTCAATGCCTCCATGTAGGTAGGCGAATCCTTCAAATTTGCGAATACTGCCATATCTTATTACGTTAGATTGATTTTTATTTCTTTTTCAGCATAAATGGTAGGTACGCCTAGCACCTGCTGAAACTTGTTTACTGCCAACGATGGGTTGAGGTGGCGGGAGGAGCCATGAATGAGGATGATGTGGTGGGCATAATGCTCTACATCACAATCATGGAGCCATGAAATGGCGTGTTCAAGACTCATGTGAGATAAGCGAACACGGTCTGCCTGACTTCGTGGAGTCTTGCCTTCTGCCACTGCCTTGTCTAGGATTGCATCGGAATAGTTGCACTCTGCAAGATAGGTCTTGCAGCCTTGGATGCAGAAATGCAAATTGTAGCAATCCGTGGCAAAGAAGATTGTGCCATAGGATGGTTCATGAATCAGATACCCGAAGTTCTTTGCATCGTGCTGCACCTCGAATGGAGTGACCCCGAAGTTTCCGAACCTGAATGTGATGTTCTCGGACATGGTATCTACTCCCGGATATTTCTCTGCCACTTCATCGTTTGACGATACACTGATTCCTGCCTTTAGATATTCGGGGATATACTTAGCATGATCAGAATGAACGTGACTTGTAATACACCCGACAACCTTACTCGTCTTGTACCCGATAGCTCTCTTCACCTCTTTCAAGGGTATGCCTGCTTCAATCAGCAGGATTTCTCCCGAATCTGATTGAAGGGCATACGAATTGCCTTTCGATGAAGAACCAATGATGATTAGCTTCATACTAGCTCAATTTACGATGTGATGATGCTAGTGCGGCTGCTGCAGAAGCAGCGATAGCAGGCTGAGCGTTGCTTTCACCTGCTTGCTCCTTAACCTCGCCAGTCTCGGCATCAACAACGATTACCTTCTTATCCTCGGCAAACTCCTCGTCACGCTGCTGAATGGCTGAAGGTCGCTCATCGGCATTAATAACCTGCTCTGCATCAACAGAAAGTTCGCCCCATGAGGAAAGAAGCTGACGAAGGACTGTCTTTTCTGCCATATCTTGGAAGCCAGCATACCATCCGAGACCTCCACCTTTGCCTTCCACGGATTGCTTGATAGCCAGTTCTTTCAATTCCTGCCAAGTAATCTTTGAGAACTTGACGGTTGGAGCGTAGGTCTTGGCAAACTTACATACATCATCAATAGTCATGTACATAATCTTCTCGAAGCCAGACTTCTGCTTGAAATATGCGAAATATCCCACTGGTACATCGGAAATCTTCTCACCGCTGATGTCGAGTGAACCAGTTACTTTATCAAAACCCATGAACTCGCCTTCATAGACGGTTCCCTTGTTGATGTTGATATACTTATTGGTGCGAAGGGCAAGGTTGATATAGCCTTTTGTACCGATGATAAGAGTTGGTGTTGGGATGATTTTCCCTGTTTCCTTATCTTTGTTATTGAAGACTACGATGTATGCCTGCCCCAACTGCTTGTTGATAGGCAATCGCAATCCTGCTGCCTTTACTGCCTCGCTCATGAGCGCATTAGGGTCGCACTGCATTAACTGAGGGTCGGAAGTGAACAACTCCATCAAACTTGTGGTGAAGGCTCCCTTATTCTCCTTCATTGTGTTCTGCAACAGACTTTGGTAATAACTATTGTTTATTACCGCCTGAAATTTCTTTACTGCCAACGCCTTCTGCGATGGCTGCTTTGCTACTGCTGTTTCCGCCATAATTATTTCTCTAAATCTTTTTTAAGTTCATCTGATATTCCCAAGAGGGCAAACGTTGCCATTGCTGCTTCCAACTCTGGAGTTTCATCGAGCAAGCTGGCTGGCAGCTCTATACTATCGTGCTCGTCTATCCACGATTTTACCGCATTTGATAAAATTCCGCTTTTTAGACCGCCACCCATTGCAAGCACACCCTTTACAACGTCCTTGTCAACTTCTGCCGTCAACTTGATTTTTTCTGCCATAATTTATATTTTTATATGTTACACTTCGTTTACTCCATAACCGCAAGGGCAGGATATTCAAACTTCAACTCATCATCGGTGGTTACAACGAAACGAATCTGCTGACCTCCACGACAGATAGGGTGGTTCACGCTCTCGCACTCGTCGAGCAGCATTGGCACAGAAATCTCGTTGTACTTGGCGAAGGTGTAGGCGATGTCGATTCCTGCATTCACCTTTGCAGCCGTGTTGAGTCGGCGGTAAGGTACACCATCATGATAACACTCGCATGTGGCTTCACGCTCGCCTTTGAGATTGGTCTTGAACATGGACCACTTCACGAAACTGAAATGCTCGTTTACTCGGTCTTCGATCAGCTGACCTGCCTTCTGATTGTACTCGATTGCGATGTCTAGCTTCTCGTCAAGTTCATCGAGCTGAGTCTGATAGTTCACCTTATCCTCGTTTATCTCTGCGATGCGAGCGGTGATGCGGTCGAAGCTCTCCTTTGTGCCAAGGGATTCAAGCACCTCGTTGTATCGGATTCCGATAGGCTCACGCTCCTTTTCGAGTTCAGCGAGCATCTTGTCGGTCTCCTCAGAACTGGTCTCAGATGGCTTGTCGAGTTCAGCCTGCAAGTCGGCAAGTTCCTTCACTACCTGCTGATACTCTTCCTTCTCGGCAAGAATCTGCTCGTAGGTCTTCGGCTTGTCGGCATCAACCTCCAGCTTCTTGAACTCGGCTTCCTTCAACTGCTTCTGCGCTGCCGTCATATTGTTCATGTTGTCCTGCATATACTTGTCGGCATCTTCAAGAATCTTCTTCAAGTTGGTATAGGTTTCCTGCAACTTGTCGAAGTCTTCATCAAGCTTCTTCAATGTGTTAGCCTTGCGGTTGTTGAAGTTCTGCTCAGACTCCTTCTTGATGCGCTCTACATCTTCTGCAGGAAGCGGCTGCCCACAATGAGGGCAGATTCCATCCTCTGCATTCCACTCCCAAGTGCTGGCATTCGCTTCATCAGTCTTCTGATTGATTTCGTTTGCCTGCTTCTCGCATTCCTCCTTCTGCTTTCCGGCATGAATCTTGGTATCGTTGAGACCTTTCATTTCTGCCTTCAAATCATCTACAAGACGCTGGGCACTGGCTACGGCTGCATTGGCGGTGAGAATATCACTCTGATGTTTGGTTGCAATCTCGGTGGAGAAATTCAATGCACCCTGCTCCATGTTACGCTTGCGCTTCTCGGCAAAGTCTATCTTCTTGCGGATGGCATCAAGGCGCACCTTGTCGGCACCGCCAGTGCGAATCTCCTGAATCTTGTTGGCATACTCCACAAGCTTCTCGTTGAGCTGAGCCTTCTCGGTGGATAGGGCTTCCCAATCCTGCGCTTCGGGAAGTGACTTGTTCAGCTCTTCCAAGCGGATAGGCACGGCATCAAGCTGTTCCTGCACCTCCTTGCGCTTGTACTTGATGTGGTGGACGTACTTATCAATATCCTGCTTTCTGAGTGCTTCGACCACGAAATCAAACTTCTCATCACCCTGCGTAATATCATCGGTGGTGATATTGCCGACGAGTGCCTGCAACTTGTTGCGCTGCTCCTGCCAAGGGCGGCAAACGAAATCTCGGGTTGACGAGCAGAGACGGAAAACATCTTCGGGGCAGATGGAATCCACCACGTTCTTGAAATCGCCTGCGGTGGAAATCTCACCGTCAACGTAGTACTTGAAGGTGTTTCTGCATTCTTCGCCCTTCCATGAATCGGTAAGTGAACGCTTCAATACGATCTCATCGCCATCTACAGAAAGGGTAAGCTCCACCTCATGAGGAATCTCCTTGATAATGTTGTGGTCTTTGCCGAACGTCTTGATGTCGAGCGAATTTCCGTTGATGTCCTTGCCGAAGAGGGTGTAGAGGATGGCATTTGCGATAGTACTCTTGCCCAATCCGTTCTTTCCCTTGATGATGGTGAGTTCATCACCAAACTTGTACTCAGCATTGCGAATGCCGCAAAAATTGAGAAGTCTAAGCTTCTTGAACTGAATCTGTTTCATCTGTATTCTCGTTATTTTGTTCTTGTTTGTCTTTACCTCTTAACTCCTTGTCGTATGCTTCAAAAGCGCATGCGGCTGCGTAGGTGAACGCATTGCTATGTCGCATGGCATTGAGAAGGAGTTGCTGCAGATTTCCATCTGAGCCTTGGAAGAAGGAGAAACCTTGCTTTGTATTTGCATCACCCATGAGGATGATGCAGCGAAAATGCTTGGACAGGTCTCCTGCCTTGTCAACCTCCTCAGTAACCTTTCTGATTTGGTTGAGATAATTCTTTCTGATATTCTTTTTACTCATGATTTTTAAAAACCTGCCCACGCTTAGATGTTACACAAGAAATGGGCAGAAAAAATTAATGACAAAGTAAAATTGCATTATTAATTCTTGTCTGTTGAGCCTAGACCTTCTCTTGTGCCATTGACCGGTCCGTCAACCAGATTGATGCTTGGTACGTATTGAAGGCTCCTTGACAAATGCGGTCTCCTACATGGATGAAGAAGCGGAAACCGAGTGCTCGCAAGATGCGATTCTTCCATTTCCATCTACCCGACTTGACGATGGCATGAACCTCTTTGCCATAGTCGCAATCAATCAGACCGAGAATCACATCAAGATTCTCTCTTACATTGCCTAAATACCCCAACCTCATCCAAGTAGGGTACCAAACATGAATCACCATACCCTTGCCCGACATGCCGCTACGTGGCTGGATCAGAAGTTTCATGTTGGCTGGCAACTGGATTCTGAATCCGAGCGGAACATAAAAACGCTTGTTTGGTGATACCTCAACCTCAGTTCCTACTTTGAGGTCGTAAGCGGCATCGTTCTCATGCGCCTTTTCCGGGAAGCAGTGTAAACTTGCATCTACGTTAATCTTACTCATTATATTATATTTATTGATTTATCTCTCGATTAATGGCAATACGTTATGCTTCTTCAACTCCTCATACAGAAAGAGTCTTCCTTTCTGAGTCCACTTAGTGTGCATAACAGAACCAGACGAGCCATCTTTGTGTTCAATAGGAATGGTGTCTGACTGAACATAGCCATTGGGAAGATATTTAGCATAAAGAATCCACTGACCGCCAACCTTATGCTGAATGCCAAAGTTTCTGAGAAGAATATTGAAAGATTTGGCAGATTGCCCGTAGTCTTGTGCTATCTGAGTAGTAGTTACGGTCTCCTTGCTGGCAAGAATCTTATCAACATAGGTAACCTTTGGCTGCATGGTGGCGATTGTTCCACTTAACTCAACAATCTCTTTCGAGTTAGCTTCAAGCTGCTTTTGTTGCGCTTCTATCTGCTCGGCTTGGTCTGCAGCTAAACGAAGGGCTTCTGCAAAAGTGGTTGGAACTTTAATCGTGGATGCTCCCTTGGTTTCCAGTTCTTCCCAACGATTGATGATTTTCTCTCGAAGGAGGGCATCGTAACCACTGGCTAGAATTAGGCAGCCTTTCTTGGTGAGTGTAAAGCACTTTTGCTGCCTATTTGCCTTGTCTGTGTAAGAGGTCTCCACAAAATTGTGGGCATCTACTCCTTGTAACAACAGATTACGAATATCTCGCAAAACGGAATCATGTCGCTTACCCGTTACCTCAGCTATCTCTAGCGAGGTCATTGTTTCTTTCTTGATGATTTCACTTCCATTCGTCATAGTTCTTTTCTATTTTAAGTTTCTCTACTTCTTTTGTATAGTAGTCTATGAGAGTCTGAAGCTCAAAGATGGAGTATTGCTTGGTTGAGTGCTTGGTATTCTCCAACCATTCAACCTTTTCCTCTCCGAGTTTCTTAACTAACGCCTTGCGATAATCTAACAGATTGCCGTTCAGCATGCGGTTGCAGTAACGGCATTGCCCGAACACATTGGTCTCACAATATCGTAGTGACATTGAAGCTCTGCCTATGAAATGACCAGCATCCATTTGACTGAATGGCTTATATCTACCGCAAGAAATACATCTGAATGCTCCTTGATTGTTTACATCACGGAGTCTTATGTATAGCTGAAAGATTCTATCGAGCTTCTTCACCAAGGCTTGCTTGGATGGAATGCCCTTCGCCTTTTTCTTTTCCTGTTCGTTCTTTGCCTTATCCCATGGAGTTCTCTTGATGGGAGTTTTCTTTAGGGGTTTATATCTCTTCATCATAAAGCTTCGTATTTAAAGTTTCGTACTCGCCTTCCTCTCGTCCAAGGTCTGCCGCCAGATTCTTGATTCGGGAGTTGAGCATATTTATCTTGCGTATTTTTCGCTCGAATATCTCAAGGGGACACCAAGCGTTACGCTCTAATTGTCTGTATATATCGTTCACTCGCTCTTGGTACGACCGAGTTGAGAATAATCTAAGCATACGCTAATTGTTTTTGAAGTTTAAGATAACCCTGCCTATCCTCACGGACGAGCAGGGCTTTGCTCGTTATATTTTAATGCACTAATTCTTATGCACAAACTATTTCCGCTGAAATAGATAAAACTATGAAAAATAATCGTAAGCGATTTATTTGTTCACCATCTAGGAGTCGAACCTACCTTCCCGATTTGATAAGAATAGTTAAGGATTTACACATCTGTTTCCTTTCGGGCGTGCTTCCGTTACACCATAGGCGGATGAAGCGGCATCGTGCGCTACCACGAATTTGAGAGCCATGCTCACCGCTTTTTTGGGATGCAGCATTATTGCAATTATGGCTAATCACATCCAACTGTCTTTAATACAAAAAAGTGCGCCTGCACCCCTATTTTTAGAACGAATATTCTCGGCTTTACTTTTCCAATATGTCAAAGAGCTTATGCCTTCTTTGATGGCAATGACCTTGTTGCGGTTGCTATATATATAATAATGTGAAGAAATGAAAGGTGTTGGTAGGATAGCAGCCAACGCTATCTCCTTATGGTTTGTGGCGACCGACTTAGAACGATCTACAATAGTAGAAATTATTCGCCAAGTGACTTTACCGCACTTTTTGCACCATTTCACGACATTCATATCACTTTTAAATATAACGATTTCACGCAACGAATGAGGCACCCAGTGGACTCGAACCACCGACCTCTGCAAGCATCCTTGCAGCACTCTACCAACTGAGCTAAGATGCCATGCACTCCTATCCTCACGAACCAGAGTGTCGAGAAAATCAACTCAAATCTATTCTAACTAAAAACATAATCTAAGAACAAGAATCTAACTTCTTTCTAGGAACCTCCACCCTACTCACGCAGGGTGAAGGCTGAACGCTTTAACAATTTTATCTAAAAGCCAAACGGCTTATAACTTATCTTCCACAAGTTCAGGGAACTTCTTCACGAGGATGCCACCATACTTGTTGCATGCGACATTTCGTATATCTACTGCCAAATCGCTATTAGTTCTAAATGTTATTGCATTGTAAACTGCCGCATTGCAGCAGCCGACCGACTTAGCGATTTTACCGATTTTTGATTTTCTTATCAAAATTTTCGGTTTAAATATTACTTTATCCATACTTTTTTATTATCTTTGCACACGTAAAACATTAAATGATGGAGAAACGTATAAACGTTGTCCGAATCACTGGTGCAAAGATACGTCTTTTTGGAGAAATATCCAAGGATATGCACTTTTATTTATATTTACTTAAAGAATATTTAAACATTTAAACATTAATACATTATGAAGGATATTGTTGAAAGAGTAAATGAGCTTAGGAACTATAACAATCTGAGTGGCAGGGCTTTTGCAGCCAAGATAGGGATGAAATACACTACGGTTAACAACTATCTCAACGGCACGAAAGACCCTACTCTAGACTTTATCATGCACATAAAATCCACGTTTATGGATATTTCGTATGACTGGCTGCTGAATGGCGTAGGTTCAATGTTCAAGGAAGATAAGCCGACCGACGAGGCTTTGCTTAAGGAATTGGCAGAAATGAAGGTCAAGCTGCTCGTACAAGAAGGCATCACGAAGGAGTTGCGTGATATGCTCCTGGAGAAGAACAACGGCAAGATTGCAGAAGAGCGCAAGAGTCTTGTAGGGTGATACCTATAGACACAAAAAAAGCAGGGCACTAGGTCCTGCTTTTTTGTTACCACATTATCATTCTGTTACTTTGCATCCACATATAGGAAAGTTGTCTCTTATATTCTTTTATGCAAGCTAAACGTGCCTTTGCTTTCCATTTGGTGGTCTTTCCTACTATTGCAAACTCAATCCTTTCGTTATAGATGAACGTATGACCAAAGGCAGTTTCCTTCTCTTCTGTCAATGGGAATATACGTCTCTCTATACCATGCCTAAGAGCCTTCTTTAGCTTGCGAGGAATGCGAGCCTTAAAGAATCTAAAGAATCTTCTTTTCATACCTACCTCGCTTTCTTCTTGACTTTGTGTATATAGTTAGAGTGAGATACATACTTGTATCAAGGCTATGCCAAATGTAAATACGAAATCTATTTGACTGACGTATAGTTTCGAGCCTTTTGGGGAATCGAACATCATGCCATCCTCTTTTCATGAAGGACTTCCACCACTTCTTGTATTTTCTAATACTAGTCATACGCTATACTTCTTTCTAGTATATTCAATATCCTTGTAAGATACTCGCACCTTACTCCAAGTCACCTCATCCAACTCATTGAAATCAGCATCCTCGGGCGTATCTTCTCCTATGATCAAGAAGATACTATCGGGAACATTGGTCATTTCGTTCTCACCATCAAACTCTCGGATAGTAGTATCTAGAAGGTCGTAGAGGTCTTGTGCTTGCCCCTCGAAAAGAATCTTCTTAGTATCACCCTTCCAATTTTTGAGTTTCTTTCTAGCATCCTTCAATGCTTCGTAAGTCTCTTGTGTAATCATATCACTTAAATTTAATAATGAAAAACTCGGTATCAAGCCATTTGTCGGGGCATAAGCCTTTCTTAGGCTTGCCGATGGTGATACTCTCAATCTCCTTTTCGATACGTGGACTATCCTTGCGGTAGCCGTTGGTAAAGATGGCATGAGTGAATGGTTTGTATTCTGGCTCACCTATCACAGCAGTATAGCCGCCAAACTCATCGAAGCCTACCATGCCGCTTTCGGCATTCTGATTTACCAGTCGGGAAGCCCAATATGGTTTTATCGCCCGATACTCTTCCGTCTTTCTTCCGTCAGCAATCATGTCGAACCATTCTTTGCTGATGGTGAGGGGCAGAACCTTCTTCTTTGCATCGGAGAAATACTTATCCATTGCCTTTGTCAGTCTGTCCATGTTCCACCCTCCTTTTTGGTTGCATACCCAATAATCTCATCAGCTAACTTTATTGCTACTTTTGGCTTGAAGAAGCGAATCTTAGTCAACTCATCACGCAAGTCTGTTGCCGTGGCAGCAATTTTTGGTAGCTTGTTGAGAATGCGGAGTTTCTCTGCTTCAAAGTTACCGATCATGCGTGCGTACTTCTCTTCCAAGTCCTTCTCCTTCTTTTCGTACGTCTTTTTGAGGTCAGCCTTCATTCCGTTGTACTTGCCGTCAAGCTTATTTTTCTCATCAGCATAAGATCGTCTTTCGCAATCTCTGTCGTAGATACTACGCTTTACCTCATCCTGCATAGCCTGCTCAACCTTAAAAGGACATCCTCGAAGTTAACATAAGACTCAGAAGACTTGATGGTGCGTCTGTTCTCATCAAACCCATCATTTTCTTGTGGCAGATTGTGCATTTCATCAAAGAAACTTCTTCTACGTAAGGTTCGTTCTACAACAACCGTCTCCTTACGAAGAATCACCTTTGCACCCTGCTTCAAGGAATCATTCAGCTTCTTCAACTCCTTGACCTGCTCTTCCAATTCTGAGTTACGCTTGCGTATTGCATCGTACTCACTCAAATCTACGTTTACTACTGCCATAATACTATTACTTTAATTGTTCACACGCTTTCTTTTCCCACTCAGTGAAGGAAAGAATCTCCTTTCCCTTACCGAACACTCTCATGTGTCGCTTGTAGCTGTTGTATGCCGCAAGCTTTACTTCTTCCATTTCTGTCATACGTCCTACTTTTTAAATAACTTGTTGTCTGAAAGTCTAAAACCTCTTCTATGCAACTCATTAATCAGAGTTCCAGAGTCAGCATAGTTAATATGCTCGTTCACAAACTTCTCCATATTGCTGAAGGATTTGCCCGAAGTAGAGTCCGTAATGGTGAACTTTCTTAGCTCGTCTTCCATATCCACAAGGGATAATCTAATCTCATCATACGTGTTCTTTTGGATTTTACCCTCCATGCACAAGACTTTTATGATGATAATAATCTTGTCTATCTGTTTGAATACCTTATCCATACGCTAATCCTCCTTCTCTTTATGCAGTGCTGCAGAACGCCCCTCTAGGGCATTGTAGTCCTGCTCGCTAATCTCAGTCACATTCTCGATGATGATGGTGGCAGGAATAATTTCCGTGCCCTTGAAGTGATTCTCTACAGACTTGATTGTCTTATAGATTGGATAGAACTTCAATTCATCCTCATCCTCAGTTCCCTTGATGCAAGAGTGTACTGAGGTCTGCAATCTTGTGCCGTCCTTGCGCATGACAGACACCACTACATAATAAAATCTTTTCTTTTCCATTGCTATATATTTTTAAAATAAAAACTTTATTCTTTTCTTCCAAGCATCAAGCGTGGTTGGAAATCTCTGCTTCACCTTGTGATAATGTCTGTAGCGGAATATCTTCCAATACGCATTGATGTAGTTCCGGCATGGCTTGCCAGTCTCAACACAACTGAAATCGCATAGCTTCTCACGCTTCTTGCCATACATGCATATAAACACGTAGCAGGATTCATGGCAAGCACCTTTCTTGCGAACTTCTCTTTTTCTAGCCATAAGAATATATTTAAAAGCCCCCTCCGAAGAGAGGGCAATTCGTTATAATTGTATTTTTTGATTAAGCAAATTGCTCTTTGGAAACATCTTTGCTCTTTCTCTGTCGGCTACAGAAATCGCTTCTTCCAAAGTATCGTATGACTTAAAAGAAACACCATTTATTCTAACTCTATATCGTTTACCTTCAATGGTCACATTTCTGTGCTTCGTTTTAGAAGCTAGAGCGGTAGAAATATTCTGAGCATTTTCTTTTCGAGTAACCTCTCTAAGATTACACTTTCTATTATTGAGAGTATTATGGTCTATGTGATCTACAACATTGCTTGGATTTGTCTTTTAAAAAACAACATTATGTAACCACACTTGTTTGCGCTCCAACAATTTTTGCACTTTGGTCTTCACACCATCAATATGTCCACTACGATTGACCGCAAGATTCCAAGTTCCCTTTATAGAGGAAACAATATCTAAATCTTGCTTATCAATATAGCAAAATATCTCGTTACCTTTGTATCGAATAACCAAGGCTATAGTTTCTCCATCTATTTCTATCGCTCTATTCTTCATTCTACTTTAGCTTGCTAATATCCAAAAATGTACTACTATTACCACTAGTTATAACTTGTGGAATTTCACCATTCCACTTCTCAATCCACATCTTCTGCAAGATAGCAGGAGTAAGAGAAGCAGTCTTCAATTCATTCGCTTCACGCTCAGCCTTTGCCTGCACAAGCATCTTCTCTGCTTCCGCTTTCTTCACGGCAACCTCGTTGAGAGCACGCTGCGCTTCCTGAATGGCTTTGTTCTTCTGATTGACTGCTTCAACTATAGAGCTTGGATATTTCAAACCGGAAGTAAGCTGCTCTAGATGGAAATGTTCCTTGGCAAGAGCCTTGCTTAGTTGAGCTTCGATAGCTTTCTCAACCAAATCACGATTGCTCACGATTTGGTCGGTTGTGTATTTGTTCAGCTGAATACGGAAAGCATCCTTCACGTAGTTGAACAAAGTACCATCCACAATATCGTTCAGCCCCTTGCGGTACTTCTTGAAAACTCTCGGAGCATTGCCGTCCACCATTTTGAGTGACACGGTAGGATCCACGGTGAACTCCGAGCCATCCTTGGCGTTGATGGTGAATGCAGGATAGTCGATAGTCTGAACATAGGTAGGGTACTCGTACACTTCCTCAGTGAAAGGATTGTACCATACACGACCAGTAACAAGACTCACATCATCTACTCCCTTGTCGGAACCATAGAGGTTCACCAAGATACCCTCTCTGAGCCTGCATCTACACGCTCGCTACAAGAGGTTGTTGAAAACAACGCTGCACCAAGCAGCATAAACCAACACAAATGATTAATCTTTCTTTTCATTCTCTTTCTTATTTTTGAATGTTAAACAATTTGTCGCAACTGAAATCAATATCCAAAGGTTAATGCCGAGAACACCCATAATGTTCACTATCGTATTAGCCTTGTTAACTGCTTCAAAGCAAGCATCTATCACAAGAAACGTCATGAGCACCCAACTCACAAACGCTACAACCTTCCACTTGATTTTCTTCATAAGCCTATTATTTATCTCATATCTCGCTCAGCTTCGATATGATTACGCAAAGAGCGATTATAATGAATATCTTGAACATAACTATACTTTTCAATCAATGTCTCTTTGTCTTTTCAATGTTGTACTGGTCGCAAATATCACAATATGCACCATACGCCAACTGGTCAGCCAATTCGTTGTACTTGTTTCCATCATGACCTTTAACCCAGTGAAAACGAACACCAGCCACATGAGCAGCGCATTTCTTGAACAACTCATACAAATCGGGATTCTTCTTTGGTTTGTATGATTTAGAGAGGACCAAAATGCAATACTGGCTATCTGTATAAATATCCACGTAAGCACCATCTTGGCAAGCGTTGACTGCACTTATTATTGCAAGCAGCTCCATTCTGTTGTTGGAAGTGTTTAACTGCCCATGGTTTTTAATTTTGGCGATTTCGCCATCTTTAAGAATGACGTAGGCTGCTCCTCCTGCACGCTCTTTTGAAAGATTATCACATGAGCCGTCAGTGTAGGCTATGTAGTGCATAGCATTGTCGGTGAACTCCTCTTCTAACGTCACTAGAGAAGCTGGCTTATTTTGTCGATTTTTCACAACACAATGTTTTTTGCCAAGTTTGTGCATTACTGCTCCATTTCTCGCATTTGCCATAATTTTCCAATCATGACCTTTTGGGACTTTTTGATTATTGGTGAGCCAATTTGTTCTTTGGAGCTCATTCCAAAGTTCATTTGACCACTCATCCCAACCCTCCTCACGCACGTATGCGTTAAACTCTTCGCGCGTAGGTATATAATATTCTTTCTCCATAACGATATATTTTATTAATATTTTCAACTAAACAAAGACTACATAGGGGAACGGTTTGAACCGATTGAAAGCCCCTTACCCACGCTTACACATGAGTAAGGGCTTATGGGTGACTGACACTTTTTCAGGAATCCCCTCATACATCACCTCTAAGTAACTATGATGATGCAGCACAGTTATCAGCGTTACTGCTGCTCCACCAGCCTTCTGTGCTTGACTAGCCCTGCTGTTCGCCATGTGGTTTCCACCTTGCGGATTTTTCTTCTACCGATGCGGTGCGTTGGCTTGCGCTTCTTCTCGGTTCGAATAGTCATTTTCAAAATTGGGGAATACAAAAACTCCCCAAAGTTGTGTTACGACCAACTAAGGGGAGTGCAATATATCGTTACCTATTGAACTTAGGCTGCAATAAATCTTATGTCTTCTTGTGTTAATCGTAACTTAACGAGTGCAAAAGTACACAATCGTGTGTAAATATCCAAGTATTTATACACTCTTTAACCAAGAAAAAGCCTAAAAAGTTTATAACTAATTGTATCTCAGTTGTTTAAATAGCTTTCCCTATTTTTAAAGCGTATAAATATTAAAAATAAGTCATAAAAAGTTTGTGATATAAAAAAGTTATCACTATCTTTGCAGTATTAAAATAAGTAGCTGATGTGCAATCTGTTAGATAATTTTGTTTGTGACCCCATGCGAGTCACAGTCTCAGAAAAAGGACTTTCCGTAACGGAAAGTCCTTTTTTCGTTTCTATCTATTTCTTATTGCGCATTTACAAAATCCTACTTCCGGTTCTACAGATTTCCCT